TCCTGGTACTGCACAAGCACAGTCTACGCAAGGACCGCAGGGGATCACTACGCAAACTAGGGTGACGGGGTACCAGCAGACCCAGAACCAGCTTAATCAGGTTAATTCACAGCAGTCCGGATACAGCGGCAATACCCGCTGGCAGCCGTTCAGGGGATAATCATGGCAGAAGAAAGTCGTATGTCGAATCGGGATAGAATGAAGCGGCACCTGATGGCCCAACGGGCACGCTCAGGATACCGCTTCCATAATCCCAAAGAAGTGGGCATGAAATACCAACGCCCGCCAGTGCAACCAAGCAGGTCGCCTGCCGCCGGACGCGAAGCTCCGTTCGCTGGCAGGGCAGGTGGCGGGCAGAGTATGGTAGGACCTATGTCGGGAGGCTCGTCGAGCGGGCCGGGTTTTAATGATGCCCTGAATCGCGCCATTCCTGGCGAGGCTCAGGGCTCCAATCCTGGACGTGCAGCTCAGTTTGCTATAAACAATGCAGGCAGAATTGGTACAGCCGTGGGCCAAGCTACCGGAGTCCCCGGTCTTGGGCTGGTTGGCCGAGCGCTCAATCGCCAGTACTGGCAGAACAACCAGTGGCAGAACCCAGCTAGTAATCTACCACCGTCGGGGAACGACCAGATCAATCAGGCTATTGCGGATAATCCTAGCAGCGCAGAGTCGTTGCGCGAGCTGGCCGGAGGGAGACAAAGTGCAGCCGGTGGCATGGAATATTATGGTACCCTTGGGGCATGGCACGGATTCAAGTCTCCGGGAGGCGGCATTAAGTGGATTCACAGCCGCTCGTTGACTAATGATAACTAATCTGGGCGTCTCTCAGGAGTGATGAGTAGATCGGCCAGCGCCGTTTGCCCAGCAGCAACGTCAGGTTCGTCCCTAATATCCATTCCGAACATGTGCTCCATCTCATGCTGAATGCGAGCAGCTAGTCTACGGCCCACGTCCTCTGGATACACAGGGCTGGAGGTATCTACCAAGAACCTCTCGCCCTTGAAATTAGTGGCATCCACGATCACGTGGTTGTGTCGGAAGCGCATACGAGCTTTGTCGTACGAGGCGCACACTTCTAGGTGCTCATCCATGTCGTGATCCACAACGGTTACTACAGGGTTGATGAAGATACGGATGTGGTCTCCGGGCACATCAGTAATGAACAGCTGCTTGTTGACACCGCACTCGTTGGCCGACAGGCCATCAAGTCCTTCATCACGTAGCTGGTGGATCATAGCCAATACCAAATCGTGAACCTCGGCGTTGTTATGAACCGGGGAGCACAAAGAATAAAGCGCGACTCTTGGGCCGCGCTTTTTTATTTCTATCTTCTGCAGCTTTCTCATCATGGTTTCTTTTTCTTGCTCCTCTCTTCGACTAGCTGTTGTACTACTGGACGTACCTGCTCTCTCAGTTCGTGATTCAAGAAGCCCTTGTACCAAGTAGTGGCCTCGATGTATCCTAGAGTGTCGTACTTGTCTAGGTACACCAAGGCCAGTCTCTTAAGGTACTTGGGATGCCACTTAGTAGAGCTTGTCGAAGTGGTCATCTAGGACCTTTCCCGTTTCCTTCTCCAGCGCCCACTCCAGCGCTCGTAACTTCTTATCAATGGTGAAGTTCTTGGTAAGATATCCGAGCAAGAAGCCGGCAACGCCGGCTCCAAGCGCGGTGAGCAACAACAGAAATTTAGCGGACTCAGCCACTACTACCAGTTCAGGATTCATTCTCTTCTTCCTCCACATGGCATTCTCGGGCTTTGTGGATGCAATCTGCCCACTTGTGTTTTTCTTAACAGCCGGTCTAGCTCTGTCATCTGGCGTTTACTAGCCCAGCATTTTTTTGCGATAGGGTTCGTATATTTGTTCTACCCCTAAGCTGGTGGCCGCAGTCGTTACACACGTACCCGAGGTACAGACCTGCCTGCCCAACAGCAACGGTATCGCCAGTCGGCTTGACATGATTGCTTCCGCAAACGTTACATGCCATGTTGTCATTGGCCGTGGTTAGGTTCATGTTCGGGTGCAAGTAATCCCACGCTCTCAGTTTAAGGTACACCTTTTCATGCAGCTCTACATCCCGCTGGTTATATCGTTCCATTTCTTCCCACGCTCCCGCGTCACCACGGATCACGCCCTTCCACAAGTCCAGATCGGTTTTGATCTTCTTCTCGCCAAGCAACACATACGCTAGGTAATCCAGACTGTTGGATGTAAACCCGAAGACTCGCTTAGCGATCTTGCACGTATCAATAGAGCGATATGGGGTGGGCGGATTGAGTCCGTTCAGCAACATACGAGCGTTCAGTTTCTTGATGTCGAAGTTGTCCCCGTTATGTGTAATCACGTACTCAGCTTCGCACAACAGGGTACGTATATCGGCCAGCAGCTTGGAGTCATCCTCACTGCCCGGCTTGTACCCCTTGTACGAGCGCTGTGACTTGGTAATAAACTCCTCGTCTCCCAGCCACTTGGCTGACCACGACAGGATGTACCAGTCACGTTCGATGTTGTTGTGGCTGCGAACCTCTTCCCACAACCGCCAGATGTCCGCAAGGATGGGCGCTGTCTCAATGTCCAGCAACAACACCTTGGGGTGATCATCCAGCACGGCTATGTCACCGGCCTCAATCGCAGCCCGCTTGATGGCGGAGATGGCACGGTCTACCGTGCGTCGATTCACACCTAACTTCTCGGCGGCTTTAGTCGCGGACCCATACTTCAGCACGGCGTCCAGATACTCGTTCTGTCTTTCCGTTCCGTGCTGCTTGAGCTCGGGCTTAACTACGTCGATCATAAGATTTTTCTTCCTTTTCTGATCACGGTACGATGGCTGATAAGGCCGACCTCTACCAGCTGGGCAAGTTCCTGCTCACTGTTCTTGCGAGGGGGCAGCCATACTACAGCCAACCCCTCACCTTCAGCTTTCTTTTGCAGCAACTCCACCAGCCAATCGAACGGCGGTCCATATCGCACAACCTGACTCGTGTGCTGTGGGGAGAATAGAACGCTTACCTCATCCCCGAAGTCCTGATGGTACGTGTAAAACTCTACGCCATCGGGGTATGCATCAAGGGCTTTGTCGCCCTTATTGTCGAACAGAACTAGCCCTATCTTTGTCATATGACTCCAGTTCCTCTCGGATGATCTGTTTGGCACTCGCTAACTTATCTACTACGTAGGTCACGAACCACTCACGTTCTTTCATGAGCTCGTCGAACTCTACCTCGGCGTCGTCTAACGCCTCAAACACATGCCTCAGATCGTTCTTCGACAGCATTGGTTGCTTCCTCGGGTTCAATTGTAATTGTATCGTCCCGCTCCGGCTCGTCCCACGGCAGACCAAGCTGCGCGGGTTCGGGAATAGCTGGCAACAGGTCTCCAAGCGCCCAGATGAGCGCCTCTTGGAACTCCTCCACAGTCCCATTATTATCGACAGTTACGTCGATCAGGTGCGGGGCAACGCCTTCCTCGGAAGGATGGCCAGCCACACCCACTTGCTCGGGAGCATCATCACGCACAACGCGGATCACCTTACCGCCCATCTCGTGAATCAACTCAGCTTCATTGTCGAACCGGCAGTCCGTGATGACTATCACGGCACCTTCGTAACCCATGTCCAGTGCGGCAGGGTACGCCTCCAGCCTAGTACGCATACAGTTCAGCCAGATGTTCTCGTTCACCATCTGCCGGCCCCAGTTGGTACCAAGAGTTTGCAGCAGGCCACGAGGACTTGCTCCGATGGTCTCGATTACGACTTCCTTCTTGTCGCCCTCGATGTACGGCCACAGTTCTTCGGGCTGCATTACTGAGCCAAGACCGAAGAAGTCTAGCAGCATGGCAACCATGCTCTTGAGCGGAGCAGCAAACGACTCGAACCCGTACACAAACATGTGCGGGAAGTCCACTGAGTCATTGTAGTACTCCAGCCGATTGCGGATTACATTGGCCGCAGTATCTTTACCACTACGGGCCTTGCCCGTCAACGCAATAATTGTAATCTTATCCATTAACTTCCTCCAATAGTTTGTTATACATTCGCCAGAACAGGCCGTGTGGATACTCTGGATCACACAGCTCTGAATTCAGCAGCTTATTCTCAAGGTCTAGGTAGAGCTTGTACCATTCGCTCTGCTTCTCATAGGTGCGCTGGGTGAACGCATGAGTAGGACGAAAGTGGTAGGACTCACATCCGGCCATGTCCCTATCCAGTTGCACCATGTACGGGCTCTTCTTGTACACCCCGCCAGCGGTCAGTCCGTTACCAGGCCACAGCTTGTCGAAGATAACGGCCGTGATTTTGTCCTCGAACTCCGCAATCTCCGGGAAGCACTCCTTCATGGGCAGGATAATGTCACCCGTGTATGCCTCTCCTGTATCGTGCAGCAACGCCTCTAGTTTATGCCTCGGGCTTTCGGCCCACGCTGCCCCGATCATGCTGTGCTCATACACAGTGAAGTTGTTGGTGATGTGGCCGTTGAATCGGATGTTCTTCGACAACGCCTGAGTGATATCCTCTTTGACAACCATATCTGCTGTAAAGTTCAACAGGTCTACGGCTGTGTTAGAGAACGTGTGCATCACCCCCGCTTTGCCTTCGCCTCTTTCAACCACTGCTCGGGCAACTCGCCCACCGCGAACTTGATTCCCCGCTTCTCGGCCCACCCGCTGTACAGTGTCTTCGAGCCTTTGTTCAGGAACTGATCCCTCTGGAATAACATACGAATATCCAGCTTGGGATTCTGCTCCATAACAAGGGCCATCTTTTTTCTGTCGTGCAGTGTCCATCTACCTTTTGCCTCTATGATGATTCCGTTTGGAAGTTCAAAGTCCGGGATGTACTTTCGTGTAACTGCTGGCTCAAGGTACGTGATGATCTTGTCTTCGTACTTGAACGGTATCCCTGCTTCCGTTAATGACTCGGCTATCTTTGCTTCAAAGCCGCTACGATATGTGATGCCTTCATGTTCTATGTGCTTGATCCGCCTTCCCATTCCTTACTCCTACCGTGATCAGTGCTTCCAGTTCGTCCACAAACGCCTGCAAGGAGCTGCTGTGCTGAGTACCCGACCAGCCGTTGTAGAACAGGTCCGTGCTATCCGGATCGTATTTGACTAGCCACTCCGGCAACTTGGGGCCGTTAGTAAAGTAGTCGTGCCACGCGGTCTCCACCGCATTACGGTACTGGCTAGGGTCTACCCCTTCGAGAACCTTCTCAGCTTTAATCGGCCCAAGTCCGTAAATGCCCGGAATATTGTCCGTGCTATCTCCGATAAGCATTTGTAGGTACTTGTTTTTTGCAGCTGTTTCATGCGTAATCCTGATCTTATCCTCAGTCCTGATGTTGAAGTGCAGCCCTGGAATTTGCCGCAGGTCCTTGTCGTCGGACGCGATCACCGATTCGATTCCCTCTTCCGCACACTCTAGCTGCCTGTCTGCTAACTCATCATCTGCTTCCGCGCCATTGATCATGACAGCGGCTTGGTAATCCATCAGGTACTGGATGATGTCCGAGTGCAGCAACGGACGACGCTTGTCATCACGATTGCCTTTGTACTTGAGTACTGTGGCTACCTTCTCACGAAAGTTGCCGATCCCCGTAACGTATACCTCTACCTCGTCAGCCTTGGTGGCAGCCTTGATGTTGGCCACCATGTTCTTAGCTGTGGCTAGCGCGAACTTCAACGGCTCCACCTTCAGCTGACTCTCCCACTCAACCTCTTCACACTCGTTCTCTTTGACGTACTTGTTAAGCTCGGCCTTGCCATCGAATACCATGTCTTCGCCATCTACGCAGGCGTAGTACTGCTTGTGTTCACATGCAAACCCGACACGATACGACAAGATATCCCCGTCTATCAGTACGATACGACGGGTCATCAATGCATCCTCGGGCCGT